ATTTCAAGAAGGTAATCTAAGTGGTGAGAGATATGCTGCCGCAGTGGATATTCTAGGCAAGAACATTACCAAACTTGACCTAGGTAAATTGCAGGCCATTGCTGATCCAGTTAAAGATGCTGAGATTAAAAAGTTAGATGAATATTCAGAAGCTATTGATCGTGTGCGTGATAAGTTAGAAAGAAGTTTATTAAGTTTCTTTGGCGGTGTTGCTCAACAAGCAGAAGCAGCAATGGGGAAAATTGATGCCTATTATAATAAATTAGAACAAAAAGAAAAAGAATTAAATCAACAAGGTAGAACTACTAGAGCATTTGCTGCGGGCGGACCTAGTGTTACATTGAATAATGCTCCAGGCAGCATGGGAGGTGGCAGTAGAGCATTAACTGCCGAAGAACAGGCCGCCTTACAACGACGACAATTTGAAGAACAAATGGCACGGTTAATGGCTCCGGCTGCTGGTGCTCCAAGAGGAAGAACAGAACAAGCCGCACCAGGTGGCTTTGGCAAGGCAGATCCAGAAAGACTAAAGCGTGAAGCAGAACAACGCCGCAAAGAACAAGAACGTCTAGCTGAACAGTTAGAACGTGAGATGCAGACTATTAAAGATATGACTGGTGGATATCGCCGTGCAACTCAAGCCAACATGGATCGTTATACCACACAGGTTGAACTGTTGGGCAAGACTGAATACGAACAAGAATTGATCAAAGGCACAGCAGAAATTGAAAAGAAATATGGTGATCAGATTGCTGCTCTAGAAGCTAAGAAAGCCACAGCCAAAGGGCAAACACTAAAATTAATTCAAGAATCTATTGATGAACTCGAAGGATTAAAAACCAGCGAACAAGATATCTTTGAAATCACTAGACGACAAACTTTCGAATATCAACAACAGCAAGAGGCTGTTAAACGTATTACAGATGAGATTGAAAAGCAAATTGATCGACAATCACAGTTAGGCGATATTCTGCGTGGTATTAACGATCAGAGAATTGATTTAAACTTTGAAGCTAGCCTAAAAGGCCTAGCACCACTGCAACAAGAAATTGCTAAGATTCAAGAAACAGCTCGCAAGGCAGCACTCGAAGCAGGTCGCAGTTTTTCAGCATCATTCGACAGTGAAGATGGACTGACTCCAGAACGTGCTCAAGAACTTGCTGATGGATTAGGACAAATTGCACAAGGATATAAAGATATTGCCAATGCACAAATTGAAGCAATTAATAATCTTAATCCATTAATGGATTCTTGGGAAGAATACAAGAACAAAGCATTGGACAGTTCAGAACAGATCAAGAACAGTTTTGAAAACTTTACCAATGGAATGGAAGATGCTTTGGTTAAATTTGTTATGACTGGTAAGCTAAGTTTTAAAGACCTAGCACAAAGTATCATCGCTGACTTGGCTCGTATTGCTGCCAAGCGTGCCATTGTTGCCATTGGAACCAGTTTGTTTGGATTTGCCAACGGTGGTGATGTTATGGGCAAAACACCAATTGTTGTTGGTGAACGTGGCCCCGAATTATTCATTCCGCAGAGTGCAGGTAAAATTGTTGCCAATAATGTTTTAAATGGCAGTGCTGGCGGATCATCTCAAGGTGGCGGCCAAACTGTAGTCAACTATAACATACAGGCAGTTGATGCCAGCAGTTTCCGCAGCCTAGTGGCCAAAGATCCAAGCTTCATCTACGCTGTGACAGAACAGGGCAGACGCAGTCAGCCAACAAGGACTAGATAATGTCAATACAAAATATTATAGATAAGGCACAGCAGATTGAGATCGACAAACGTAGGATAGTTGGTCAGACCATCAGCCGTAGCCAGCGTATCAAAACAGCAGAACGCAGCACAGCGCAACCTTGGCGCTTCAAGATTACCCCACCAGGTAGCTTGCCTTGGACTGCCAGTCGTGCATTCATACAGGTAATTGACTTCAATGACCGTGTTGGTGAATATGAGATTAGTCTAAACAATAATTCAGGTATGAATTACATCACAGCCTACATGGGTGCTATCACTCAAGGCCAGTTGAACAGTTTAACTATTCAAGCAGTGGGCACCAGCACTATAACAATTACAGATATGCCCAGCGTTAGTTCCAGCACTGTGATATTTGCACAAGGTGATATTATTCAACCAGCAAATAGTCGTTATCCCTACACAGTGGCTAATACTGTGACAAGAGGACTAACCACAACTACTTCAGTGACTTTACATAGACCTATAATTACTAGCGAAGGGATCAGTCTAGTTGGTCAAGGACTAGCAGTGGGAAATAGTTGCACATGGAGAGTGGTAGTGGCAGGATTGCCAACTTATCAATTGATTCCTATGCGTCAAGTTCAATACACAGGTGACTTTGAACTGATTGAAAAGGTAATTTAATGACAACCGTAATAGCAGCGTTAACCGCAACAAATATAAAACACTGTCTGTTGGTTGATATTCAAGTCAACACTACCACCTATTATATCAGCAATGCCTATGCTCCTATTGTGTTTAATGGCAACACCTACACACAGTTAGGACACTTTATGGGCATAAGTGAAATACAAGATGACCTGCGTATTACCAACAATCAACTTGGCATACAACTAAGTGGCATACCGCCAGACGACGGTAGTCCCAACTACATGTCAGTGGTATTGAATTCAAATATCAAAGGCAGTAGAGTGCAGGTATATCGTGCATTCTTTGATGTCAGCACAGGCAACTATGTGGCCACACAGGTCTACTTGAGATTCAGTGGTTATATCAGCAACTACAGTCTAAGTGAAAACTGGGATCAAGATAACAAATTGGTCAGCAACACTGTGGGCATTCAGTGTTCAAGTATTCATGCTATCATGGAGAAGAAGTACACTGGTCGCAGAACTAATGATGCAGATCAACAACGATGGTTTGCAGGAGACACTGGCATGTATCGTGTAAAAATATTAGCGGACAGTCAGTTCGACTTTGGCAAGCCATACAGTGCTCCTAGCGCACCGAGTTCAACTGACAACTCTACAGTCTTTGATGGCGGCGGAGCATGATCAAACAGGCACACACATTGATGGATGCACGACACATCATAACTTTGATGGGTCAGTTCCTCAATGAGACCAGCTATGACAAAGCAGCAGAGGCTAGCAAAGACATTGAGCATTTGGGCAAGTTGGCTTTTACTTTTATTCAAAATGGTTATGTTTGGTTGGCATTTCATGAAGAAGAACCTGTGGGCATTTTGATTGCAATCAAGGAACCAAATCTTTGGGCACCTAAAAACATTCAACTTAGAGAATTAGTGTGGTATGTGGGGCCCCTACATAGAAAGACCTCATTAGGAGGCAGATTGTTCGCAAAATACTGCGAAACAGCAGAACTTTTAATTGAAAAAGAAGAGATTGACGGTTATTTTACTACTAGAATGTCTACTACTGATCCAGTGGGTTTAGAGCGTCGAGGATTCAAATTAAAAGAATCTACATATTTAAAGGAAAAATAAAATGCCAGCATTTACCATAGCAGCCAGTTATATTGTTGCCAGCATTGGCGGTATTGGTCTAGCAGCGGCAGTTGGATCAGCAGGATTAGCATTCATTACTTCAGTAGTTGCAGTGGGCTTGGCATTGGCCACTTCAAGACTATTGGGATTAACTGGTGGTGCTGGTGGCACACAACAAGATCCAGGTGTGCGTATTCAGTTCCCCCCAGCAACACAAAACAAGATACCAATTGTCTACGGCACAGTCAATACCAAAGGCACTGTGACAGATGCTCGTATCAGTAATGAAAACAAAACAATGACTTATGTGTTGGCTCTAAGTGAGAAAACACAGACAGGAACTTTTAGCATTGGTGAAATTTATTGGAACGACCAACTGTTGGTGTTTGACGCAGACGCTGGTGAAAGTCACATTGTTCGCAGCAGTATTGACCAAAACGGACAAGGCGACAGCAATACCAACTATGATGGACTGATCCGAGTGCGTGTCTACTCAGGCGACACTAACAGCGGCAGTCAAATATTTCCTCCACAGGCCACCGGCAACACTGTGAATGCCCGCACTACACTGGACGAATCAGATACCAACTATCTATTGAATGGTCTAGTGTTTGCAGTTATTCAAATTGACTACAATGGTGAAAAAGGCATTACTGGTCTAGGTCAGGTGACGTTCCAAGTGTCAAACACACTGAACAATCCTGCATTGGTATGGAATGATTACTTGACCAGTGAGCGGTATGGTGCTGCCATTCCCACTGCACAGATCAATACCACTACCAGTATCAGCACCAGTAATGTATTGAGTGTTTTCAATTACAGCAATCAAATACCTGCTAACCAATTCTTATCAAATGGTGTCACAACTTCAACACAGGTTCGCTACCAGATGAATGGTGTTATCTCAACAGGTGACACTGTAAAAAGCAGTATGGAAAAGATTACACAGAGTGCAAGTGCATGGACTACCTTTGACTACAGTCAGGGTCAGTGGAAATTGTTGAACAATCGTGCAGCCAGCGAAGGTGAACTTGCCACAGCATTTGTATTCAATGATGACAATATTCTAGGTGAAGTTGGCATCACTGCTACTAATTTGGAAGACCTATACAATTATCTAGAAGTTGAATATGCAAGTCGCAAGATTCGAGATCAGAATGACTACTTCAAAGGTGCTATTGATGAAAGTGAACTTAATGATCTTGAGCCACCCAACACACTGAACCTGCGATTAGAAATGGTCAACAATGCACTTCACGCAGCCCGTGTGGGACTAATTGAATTGAAACAAAGTCGTGTTGATAAAATTATTACTTTCAATGCTGACTATTCAGCAATACAGTGTGAAGCAGGAGATGTGGTCAAGATTAACAATGACGTTTATGGATTCACAGACAAACTATTCCGCATTACCAAGATTCGTGAAGTTGAAGGTGAAGAAGGAACCCTTACAGTTGAGATCACAGCACTAGAATACAATTCAACAATCTACACAGATGAAACATTAACTGATTCTGCAGACACTCCAGGTTCAGGTATTCCTACATTTGGTGGATCAGCAACGCTGCCAGCACCAAGTCAGCCCATAGTGGCCACTATCTCTACAACTACACCTAGCTTTAGACTGTCAACAATCATTAATCCAGCATCAACCGCAGTGGACGAAGTGCAATGGTGGTATAACACAACCAGCACAGGTGCATTTAGTTATTTTGCCAATGAGTATCCAGCAGGTGGAACATATGCACCGGGCAGTACTGTCACTGACATTGTCAGCTTGCCTCAAGAAGGAACATTCTACTTTCAGGCCAGAACAGGATTGGGATCTAGATACAGCAATCTATCAACTTCAACATCAGTGGGCTTCTATTGGAACCCTAATGACTACGGTGGCATTTAAGGAAAAAACATGGCAAACGGCGTATTAGATTACCAACGATACCTAAACACATTACAAACTCTGAATGATTTAGGTCAGACTTTTCCCAGTAACCAACAGACTTATAATTTTAGTGTAGCTGGTGGCACAACTGCCTCTTGGACTTGCACCATCAGTTGGGAAACATTGATATTAGATACTGTAAGTTATTCAAGTCAAGCAACTGGATATATTCCCAACGTTGACAGCAGTCAAGTTATAGGTTATTATGAAGGAAGCACCAGCACACAATATAGCACTGGTGTTATCAGTTTGCCCGCCAATATGTATACTGGACCTATTCTACCAGGCGGTGATTATCATGTTCCTCTAACAGTAGTCCACTTACAATGGTTTGATGGAACCACCACATACGCACAACAAATTGGATTCATTCAGAATTGGGAGCCTGGTGTTGAGATTGCAGATCCTACTCTTGATTTTAATTATTTTCCTGTCTATTCTATACCCAGCACACTAACGCTAACTGGTGATACTGGTATTGTCTATGGTGATAACCTAACACTGACAGCCACTACAGACATGACAATTGACCTAGGCGTCAATGCAACTAGAGTTAGATTTTATCGTGAAAGCACTGGAACAAACATAGTATTAGGCACGGCTTATTTTACAGGCACAGTGGCCACATTGGTTGTTCCTACAAATCCTAATTTGCCTATTGGCAATTATAATATCTATGCAGTAAGTCAGCCTAGAGGTATCTATCGTTCAGCAACTTCTAACACCTTGAATGTTCGTGTCGAAGCAGGCGTTCCTTTAATTGTCACAACATCAACCTTTACACCAAGTCAAGCATATTATTATCCTGGACATACTGTAAATTATAGATTAGGTGTTATCGCAGATCCGGCCTTTACTGCCACTGGTGTTGCCATCGCTAATCCTATTGATATTAAATTAGTAAATGCATTTACACCTTTTACTGAAACAAACATTCTATCGGCTAATTTCCAAAACGGGCAGACAACAACTAATTTCACTGTGCAAAGTTCAATGATAGATGTTAGTAGAACTTACCCACAAACACAATATAGTATAACAACTAGCACACAGAACAGCACACAATACACTGCTACTTTATTTGTATCTAATACAGAAACCGTAACAAGTAGTTGGGGTTATCAGACACTGGGTAGATATCGTGCAGGCTCAACATCAACTACTATAAATGTAGCCACAAGCACTAGTGTGACTGTTACAGGACAATCTTTTCCACTAACAATAACACAGAGTAGCACATCAACTTATTTTGATGAATCTTTTAGTATAACAGTGAACACTAATACTGCCACCTACTACACTAACATTAGCCTAATAGCTAATAATGGCAGCACTAGCACTACATTATACAGTGGAAACAATAGTGGAGCCGGTATTTTCACAGTCAGTAATATAATCATAAGCACAACTGGTACTTGGACTATTACTGCCAGTTATCCAGGTGACTTGGGTATAAGTTTAGTTAATGCTAACTTACCTAGCACTAGCAACTCACTTTCACATAGGGTAAGATTAGGTAATGATTTATTGCCTACTCCTATCGTAACAACAACCAGCACTGTTAGTGGTGATACAATTAAAATTACTGCTAACACCAGCACCACATTAACCAACACGTTGACATTTAAGTATGACAATGATATTCTAGGAACAGGCCAGTGGGAAAGATATAACATTGTCACTGCAACCACTACAACCACTGTTCTTTGGGCAGGATTAACTGCCACTATGGCAACATTAAGTGGCGGTTTTGAAAGAAACTGGGATGGTGTTTATGGCACCCCACAGATGTTGATAGAGCCTGCTAATGGTTGGAGCTCAGAATCCGGACCATATTGGGATTCTTGGTATGGCGGTGGCGCTGGATATCAGTCAGGAAGAACTTCGATACCATACAGCAATACCACAGCCGTTAAGATCAACTCTCATAGATTGTTTAAGTATTATGACGGAAGCAATTATAATTTATCAGCTGTTACCGGAACAAATTATAGTGAAATTGCAGATCCTATTACATTTGGAACAACATGGAATACTGATTATAAAGGAACACTCAGCGTAAATGGCAATGAGCTATTTGATTATGCTTCAATTTATAGTTCAATCTTAGATTTTAACGGTGCTTATTATAAAGCAACAGATCAAGTTAAGGTCAACATATACGATGTTTATAAAACAGACCTAGTAGGTGATACTAGAGGTTATAATGTAGTAGGCCTCGATGCGGCGACATATACAGGTCCAACTAATGTGTCTGAAGAGAATCCTCGCAGATTATATTTTAGAGTTAACAAATACAAGTCTTATGTTACTGGAATTAGTTATTTTCCTGCAAAACTTAGATATATTGAATTAGTTGAATATATCGGTGAAGTTGAGTGGACAGTTCCTTATATTAATCAAGCACAGGAAAATGGAACACAACCTAGAACAAAGATCAAGGTCAAGTTGTTTAGATTTACTCCAACCATTCCACAAACTAGAAGGGAATTTAGAACTAACTTTGGCAATACCGGAACATTAGAAGCTGCATTGCCCGATCCAATCCTTACAAATAAAATAAACACTGGCACAACTTTTGAAACAAATGGTCTTAGAATCGCAGAATATTCTACAACTTTAAATGGTGGAACATTCCCTCAATATCAACTAACCGGTGAAGCCATTGGATGGTCCACCAATACCAATGTTTTAAAATATTCTAAATTTAGAGGTGCGGGAACTCGATTTGCTGGATCATTTCAAGAATGGGAAGATGCAGGTATCAGATGGTCTAATTATGGAGTAAAAGTTTGGCAATCTACCAATCCTGGAAATGCAGAAGCAGATGATCTTGCAGATTTCTATAATGAATGGTATATGACATTCTCAACTGGTGCGGCTGTATATCAGAATAATAATCCTCATTACTGGTCTGGCAGTTCTAGAAGATTTGCTCCTAATCCTACTTGGGTAAGTTTTGATCCTATCACTTCGACCAGCACAAGTTATACATATACGCCTACTGATATTCAGTTTAGTATATTAGAATTACCTGCTGACACACTACCTGACGAAACCGGAGTTCATGTCACTTGGACCGGCACATTAAGTTTGCCAATAATTTATGGTAGATACAATCCTTTTGACATTTACTCTCAACCAATGTATATTGTCAATCCGGCAGAAGCATACAATGTAAGTATCGGAAGTTATATCAGTCCTAATACTTCTACGCAGTATCTAGAATATTCCGCCACTAAAGTATATCCTACAAACCCAGTCAAGTTGACTGCAACTATCGATTCCGTTATTCCTGTTAATAGTGGAACAATGCAATTTATTAATGTGGCAACCGGGGCTGTGATTACCAGCACCAACATTGTTAATGGTGTTGGTACTGCATCTATCTATGCTAATAATTTAACCACTGCCACTGTAGCAACCAATGCAACAAGTGGTGTTCCTGTATTTGTTAAGACCAAGGTAGTGGGACGTGATGATTTCTCATTCAGCGATTTAAGATTAGAAGCATTTAATTTTAGTGGATTTACATACACTTCAATCAATTCTAATTTTACAGTTACTAACTTTAATGCATATCCATGCTCAACATTTACTAACACAACAGAAGTATGGCCTAAACAAGGTATTGCAACACAAGTAGTTAAACGTTTTTATAGTTCATACTTTACCTACCCTGATTATGGCGCCATAATATTAACTGGCACACTAGAAATTGTTGCACCTTACTTTGTCAAGGGTCGAGACAGCTATTACAAGAATGGAGTATTCTATCCAATTTATGGTGATTTTAGTAGCCTTTATATAACTGTATCTAGTGGAGCAAATTATCCAGGAGTTGCTTATAAAGAAGCTATGTTAAATCCTATTAATGCTAACGTGCCGGTAGCAGGTCCTATTGATGGTGTTCCTGCTAAACAAAGCGGTTCGGGCAGATATAAGATTGAACAATCAAGTGTTCAGGATTCACCTAATATTGTTACATTGCAATTTAACAACAAGGTTGTATGGTACGATAGCCAAAATCCATTAGCTGGGGCAAATCGTTTCTACACTAGACCGCCTACATTTACTTGGGATAGGTTAGATATTAGAGTCAGCATTGAAGCTTATGATGATGACAACAATCTAGTGGCAACAATCCCAGCAAACTGTTTGTTAGGTTATAAAGAAAACTTAACATTGGATTGGATTATCGCCAGTAATGATTTGACACCATACTACTAACAAATAGGATATAAAAAGGCTCTTTTTTAAGTATCCTATAAATAATCGAACTAGCAAGGTCCTTAGGCCTTGCTTTTAACTCCCTTAGGAAGGAAAATAAACTATGGCTGCAGGCGTCTTAAACTTTGCTCAGTATCTTGGTGGTGCTGATAACATTCAGATCGAACAGATCTTCCCCTCTACACAACGAACACTTAACTATAATTTTTCAACTAGTATTGTTGGTTGGAACTTTCACGTAGACCACCAAACTATTGTAGTCGATACTGTGGCATTTGATCGCAACACAGGTAGCCCTAACTTTGCTAATAGTAATGTCATTGGTTATTTTCCTTCAGCAGTAATTTCAACCAGCAGTTATATTGTTACAACTAATGCAACTACTGGATTAGTTAATATTACTATTCCTAGTGGATTGTATACTGGCCCTATATTACCTGATGCTCGTGCTAATGTGCCTATCACCATTGTAGGTGTAACATGGACTAACAACACAAGTCCAGTTCAAGTTAACACGCATCGTTGGGCATTTATTCAATGTTGGGAACCGGGTGTTACACCTGGTGATCCTACAGTAAGCACAAGTCCACTATATACTGCGATTACATTAGGAGCTTAAAGTGTCCTATACTTTCGCTTTTACAGTCACTCAGGTAGTTAATAGCTTTACGGCTACATTGACTACCCCATTGAGCCTGGCATTAACAAATACACCGGATAGCGTTGCTATCTACAATACAACTGCCACTGTTAGCGTTAATAATACAATAGCACCTGTCACAGTCTCTGGAGGCGGTGCTTATAACCAAAGTTTAAACACAGGTGATAATGTAGTATTCAACAGCATAACAGCTGGATCGATGTTTGGAACAGGTGGTGCTCCTGTTAACTTCCCTAATGGTATTAACGTGCCTAATAGAGGAACAGTATTCATTAATACAATTGACTTCGGTCCAATTAGATAAGGAAAGATTAAAAGATATGATAACGATTAAACAAAAATATAATAATGCTAAAAGATGCGGCAATGGAAGACCTGCAGGATCATATTATCATTCTGAAGAAACTAAATTAAAAATGAAGATATCTCATATTAAAAGATATCAACAATTAGAGGAGATTGTATAATGGGCCTGCAACTTCGACGCGGCACAGATGCCGAAAGATTAACAATTACACCGGACCTAGCAGAACCAATTTGGATTACTGATACTGAAAAATTATATGTAGGCGATGGTGAAACTGTAGGTGGTATATTAGCCAGTCCTGATCAACAAGTAGGCACAGATTCTACTCCATTATTCGATGGATTAAATGTTACCAATACTGCCACTGTTGGTGCATTGGTATTCAGCGGTGATGGTGTTCCTATTACAAGTCGTTCGGAACTTATTGGTCCTGCAGGTGATAATGGATTACCAGGTGCAGTAGGTCCTACCGGACCATCGGGTCCACAAGGTAGTACTGGTCCCACTGGACCAAGTGGTGCAACAGGACCACAAGGACCAAGTGGTGCTGCAGGTCCACAAGGGCCGCAAGGTAGTATTGGTCCTACTGGTCCTGCAGGTGCAGATTCAACAGTTCCAGGACCTACTGGACCACAAGGTAATACTGGACCACAGGGTCCTCAGGGCGATACTGGCGCAACAGGTCCTACTGGCCCAGCGGGTCCTACTGGCCCTACAGGTGGCGGTTATGATCAAGATCTAAATACAACTTCTACAGTTACATTCAAGGGTGTTAAATCTACTCAAGTAATGTCAGCAGGTGGCTATCCATTAGACAGCAACGGACAAGCATTAATCTATAATGCCAATACACAATCACTAGCACTAGTAGTCAGCAATTATACGGGTGGTCTTTTACCAGCAGCACAATTTCGAGGATGGGGACAAGGTCGTCCGGGCACAGTCACAAGTTCAACGAATGCTGGTCCGGCAATATTATTTGAAACTGCTCGTGGCAGCACATCAACTCCATATGCTCCGCAGTCCAATGATGCACTCATGGCTCTCCAAGCAGGTGGATATGATGGCACACGTTGGCCTAGTGAACCTAATCTATATCCATTCCAGTTTGTATCATTGGCAAGTGAAACATTTATTGGCAATGCTACTACGGTAACCAATGCTGGTTCTAGATTCTACTTTAGAATTCAACCACAAGGTATTCAATTAAATGCAACCAGTCGACAGATGATCATTAATACAGGATGGACGGCTGGATCTACCACAGTTCCTCCTGTATCATTCTTAAACATTGGTGCTGGTGATCAGACTGCTCCAACGTTGATCCACAGCAACAACACCACAACATTTACTGGCTATGGTGCTACTTCAGTTAACTGGCTTAATACTAAACAATTTGTATTTGGTGTTACTCTAAACGATACTGCTCCAGATAATTCCACATTAACTGGCACTAATGTAATAGCCATCTTTAGTAATCGTCGCAGTGGTGTTAGCGGTCGCCGTAATCCAATTCAACTCAATGATAATGTTGGTGGTATAGCAGCCTATGGTCAGACTGCCACAAGTTCAACAGGTATTGGTGGTCTAATTGGAAGATTAGGTTGGACTGCATTAGAGAACTATAGTGGTAGTGTTCGTGGATCAAGTTGGGGCGTAACTTCTGTCAATAGTGGAACTAATACTGAAACTACAAGACTACAATTAGATAACCTAAATCATTATTATAATGCTGCCACACACACATTTAGAAATGCGGCTGGCGCCACAAGTTATATGTCATTGGATACTAATGGTATGCAGGTTGGTAGTGGTGGTGCAAATGCTTTTATTTCTGCGGCCAATGCTTACAATTTAACTTTAAGAACTAACCATACAGGTGATCAAGGTACTATTACTATTAGTAGCACTGGTGTTGCACTTTATGCTGGAAATAATGGTGGCACTAGGGTTGGTTACTTCTCCACTGGCACAGTTGCGTTAGACACAGACAGAATTCAACTTGGTGTTAGTGGAACTCAACCAAGATTGATCAATCCCTACAATGGAGGTATTGGTATTTGGAGTGGAGATGACGGTAATAGTATTGTAGATGTAAATTCAAACGGAACTACTAGTATTAGTAGTTCTGGAACACAGGTTGCCGTATTCAACACAAGCACAATCACACTGACTGCTGGCGTAGTTAAACTTGAAGTTACAGACCTTGAAGGTCCAACTGGCGATGACTTTAACATTGTTGCAGACGGCACAGCCAACATCAACCTAAACGCTGACACTGTTAGAATTGGTGACAACAATGCCAACGCTACATTGACCACACACGGTAATGGTGATTTAATTCTTTCTCCACATAACGGCGATGTTAAAATCAATGCAGGTAGTGGAACCACTGTGACCACCTTTACCACAGCCAGTATTGCTGTTACGGTCCCAATTGATCACAGTAATATTTGCAGAGAAACAGTAGTTAAAACAACTGGAATGAATACCGGCACTACTACCTATAATATCTTTACATATGATCCAACAGTTTATGGATCTGCTAAACTTGTTATTCAAGTTAAAGATGGTGGAGAACTACACAGTGTAGAAATGTTAGTGCTAAGTGATGGTACTGATGTTTATTCAACAGAATATGCTGCATTGGATACTGGAGGTATTCTTGGAACATTTAGTGCAGTTTATTCAAGTAGTTTAGTAAGAGTGCAATTTACAACTATCAGTGGCATTAGTAATGCACAAGCAGCAGTTAAAGCCACATTGATGGCCATATAAGTGGAAAAGGAAACTTAAATGACAAATTATAATCGAGCATTCAAGGTCAAGCACGGCCTAGAAGCAACAACAGCCACAGTGACAAAAATCATCTTAGATGCTACATTTACACTGGCCAGTGATGATGATAAACTTTCAATTGGTGTAGAAGTAGCAGGCCCTACTAAATTCTTAATGACATCAGAAAGTAGTTCATTGGCAGACCTAACAGGTAATGCTAGTATTGTAGACCAATCTGGTGTTGCTATATCAACCTCTACAGCATATTTTGGCAGTAAAAGTATTTTCTGGGAAACTAAAGGTGCTCAGATTAGATATAGCAGTAGTAGTTTTAATGTAGGCACAGGTGATTTTACTTGGGATGCTTGGGTTTATATGACTGATCCAAGTGCTCAGGCAAATCCAGGATACTATCAGACATTGGTAGTATTCAACTCTGATTATCAATTAGAAGTTCAATTACAGCCTGGCACAAGTGGTATGGGTATTTTCTTATTGGCTTCAATAGGTCAAGACGGATTCCATAATGGTGCAGCCACTTACGGAAGTTGGCATCATATTGCCATTATGAGAACAGGTGGGACTCTTTATGTTGGACTAAACGGAAGTTGGGAAACTAGAAGTGACTCAGGACTGAGTCTTGCCAGTCCAATGGAACTAGGCTATTGCCGCAGAGAAGGCGGTGGCAGTGTAAGTAATTTTGCTGGATACATGGATAACATTAGGTTCTCTGATTCAGCCATATTCTCAACTAGTAGTTTTACTCCTCCTGTAAGCGGCGATTATGCATTGACAACCACACTGGTATATAGTCCAATTATTACACAGGCTGATTTAACAGCAATGATGAAGATGCCTGTTAAAACAACATCAACATTGACAGCCATTACAGGGCAAGCAGGTTGGATGAGTGCTGTCAGCAACAGTGCTGGTGGTGGTAGTCCAAATGGTATGATGGCATTCTGGGATACAACAAATAGTCGTTGGAGTTATGTCCATGACAATAGTGCAGTATAATGTTGGCTTGGCAGCAATGGGACGATAGCATGGCAACACAAGCAGAACGAATCAGCGTATTAGAAACTAAAGTTGATAACTTAAAAGAAGATGTCCAGATTAATCACCAGGACATTAAAACACAACTGAAAACAATGTATGATGCCAGCTGTGCTCAACATGCTGAGTTGGCTAAGAAGTTATCAGAAGTAGAAAAGTTTAAAGACAAGTGGCTTTATCTAGTAATGGGTGGCATTGCCGTACTAGGTTGGGCCACCGGACATATTGACACTATTGCCAATTTTCTAAAATGAAGGTTCAATACCCGATAATTATTGGGTATGGACAAAACACTATTCACTGAAAAAATACGGGACTTGGGGCGATTCAAGCGAAAAACGGGCGGCTGGGGCAAAGAGAAAGGCGAGTGGGAGGATCTCAAGTTTGTGGTAAATGAGACTCCCACTTCCTGTCCGGATTGCAATAACTTAGAATTTTGGGCACGCATTACATCCAAAGGAGAACAATTAGGATGGGTCAGAAAATGCCTCGTTTGCAAGGAAAAAACACTGGTTAAAAGCATCTTTACTAAATAATCATGCGGGTAGGGACATTTCATAACGCCATTTGAAACTCCTTGATCGGATTACTTAACCCTACCTGCACTTTATTGTTAGCAGCATCTTCTTGTTTTTTGCGCGGCAATGTATTAAATCAATTACTCTAACAGTAAAGTCTGAAAACCCACAAACGCAATGTTTCGTGGGTTTTCTTTTGCTTGGCAAAAATACCGCTTTACATACCCCTTTTATTACTTTATTATAAATACATTGCCGCAATAAAAACAAGTTCAATCTTGTTCAGCAGCCAGTGTATATCTTCATCATGGACACCATTAAAGCAAATCATATAGCACAAGGTTGGCGGGCCGTTTGTAATACCGCTGGTGAATCCGTTCTGATGTGTGACGGTAGCCAAATCCGTTCGCTATAAACGGAGTTCAGTAGACTACCCTTGTGACGCAAGGATGCCTTAAATGCCCTGGAACCAATTGGATGCAGGTAACATTTCTACTGTCGGAATGGTTGGAAATCTTTGGAATACAGAGACATAGTCACTGTAACAATCCTTGTGATGATTACAAATAACGCCTGAGAAGTAATCTTAAAAATCGTGATAGGTTGGGTTAGGCACGAGCCCACAACAAGTGTCCAAAGTCAGTAAAATACCTATCTTGTGATCGACAACGGAGTTAACTCCAGGAAGTTTGTAGCATGTCCCCTAAACAGGGCGTGCTCTCTCTTCCTGGAGTTGTCGTATTTCATCAATTAACTTTACTTTATATTTTACTTCAATTAAAATAAAAAAAAGAAGTAATTACTATAAAAATAAAATACGAAATGAAATGAGTATTTTGTTTATGTAGTGATTAGAACTTAGTAAGCTCTTACAATACAATAACAAAGAAAGAAATAGATTATGAGTTTCGAAGATATATTAGATAGACATAGTGATCATACTGTAGTGATACTTTGGAGATTACATAAAAATAAATTAGATCCAGTTCCTGGATTGTATTGCAATGATTGTGCCAAATTGATTAAATGGCTTTCTCTGGATGAAGCAGAGGACTTGGTTAATTCAGGAGTAGAAGTTCTCGATATGATCCCAG